GACCATACCTATATGCAGAAGGAGCAAGACCATGAATTATATTATAATAAACAAAGAAGATGGCGAGCAAGGGTGGTCTAACAAAGACGGTTGGTGCTATGATGGGTACGATGTCTTTGCGGATTGTATAAAAGACGAAATCAATCTACCTATGGGTGGAGAGTGGGAAGAACACCCCTATGAGTATAATGATGTAATAAGAAAAGGAGTACAATATGACTAAGAAAAAAACACCAGAGAAACTAACATACCTACTTCAAGAGGACAAAGCACAAGAAATGCTTGAGTTGTACATTGCGTTAGACAGTATGTTAGATGAGGCATCAGAAACGTTTGACATAGACCTGTCCACATTACGTGACTTACGACATCAAACGTGGAGACTGAAAGAAACTTTTAGTTTTAAGCCACAGAAACATGATGAGTATGCAGATAGACCCGCACATTGGAAAGAATATGTGTTACCTAATGATGAACGTGCGTGGTACTACAATGCCAAGCATTAAATCTTATGAGATCCACCTACAGATTGATGGTGTTGATAGTATCATTGCATTAGATGATACCTATCCTGCTGTTAATTCTTGGTCGGATGCAGCTAACTTTGCAATCTTGATGGCGCGTCATGCCCATCAGGATGCAACCAACGTAGAGTTTATCGACTGCCAAGAGTATGAGGCAGAAGAATACAAAGACATAGAATATGTATATGAAACACCAATGAGGTTACAATGACAGACGCTAGAATAAAACTGACTAACACGATGCTTGATAAGAGTATCATTGACGCCAACAAAACTGTTCAAAGTTTTTTGCTAGAAGACTTTGGTATGGACTACACCGACAAGTTTTTTACAGAACAGTTTTATAACTCTGAGAAAGATAGATTTGAACGTAACAAGTTCACTATCACAGGCGAATACATTGATGGCACAGAGGCTGACATCACATTCTATCGCAGCGGCAAGCGAGGTGATAGACGCATTAGCATACAAAAGCTAAAGCAATATGCAGATGCAGGTAATGAAGTGCGCCTCATCTCAGACAGCGAGAGCGATGGCGATGGAACACGTATATTTATATCAGTCTACACATCAGGAGAAGAAGCCAGTGCCAACGGATGACCCCTGTGATGATTGGTCAGACACACCCTTACCCAAGAGGAATACTAAATGATTGAAGCAGCATTGATGTGCCTTGCACTGAACGTATACTTTGAGGCACGTAGTGATACCATGACAGGGCAGTATGCCGTAGCTCATGTGGTCATCAATCGTGTACAGCATGACAAATTCCCAGATGATGTATGCTCTGTGGTCAAGCAGTCACGTAGTGATGGCACCTGTCAGTTCAGTTGGTACTGTGATGGTAGATCCGACAGACCACGTGAGCCGTATGCATGGGCCTATGCCCAGATGGTAGCAGCAGATGTAATGCAGGGTGACGTGACGGACATCACATTAGGTGCCACGCACTACCATGCAAACTATGTACGGCCCTACTGGGCTGACAAACTAGAGTACACTGTGACTTATGGGTCACACCTGTTCTACAAATAGCTTATCGTTACTAGTACAGGGGTAGTATCCCCTACATAACTATGGCACAGTTGCCGCATACTAAACATAAGGAGATAATAGTATGGCTTTTGATATAATTAATGATGACATCATCCCTGAGTACATGGACTTTGATGTAGAGTTTGAACCTACCAAAGTAAAGGACAAGAAGTATGTCATCAATGCTACGTCAGGTGAATACCTTGGCGTGGTAGGTAGCACGTTTACCTGTGCATCACATGGTGACTTCTATCGTGGTGTCCTTGACACAGTGACAGATGAACTATCCTTTGATGAGGTGAAAGATGCCCAGATGAACTGGCGTACCGCACGTAATGGGGCATGGGCTATGCTCGACATCACCCTGCCTAACATGAAAACTGTTGTTGAAACAGACAAGCATACTACAGAGATTGGCAATCGTATTATATCATTACATGGTATTGATGGATCATGCAGCAACCAAGTTTACTTTGGTGCTATTGATTTCTACTGTACCAATGGCATGATACGTGGAGAGTATGACAAGGTGCGTAAGAAGAATACATCTAACTTTACTATGGAAAGTTTTATCTATGAACTGACACGTGCACGTAAGGACTTCTACGAAGAAGCCAGTAAGATGCAAGTGTGGGCACAGACTGACCTCAAGTATGTAGATGTAAGCTCACTGCTTGAGAGCATGATTAACTCTAAGCGCAAGGCTGAGAAGATGTACAGCTTATACATGCAAGAGGCTTCACAACGTGGTCACAACAAGTGGGCACTATATTCTGCCTTCACTAACTATGCATCATATGCTGATGAGCGTAATGGTTTCAACCTGCGTAACACTGGCAATGACACACAGGCTGTAAGCATGTGGTCACGTGAGCAAGAGGTATCTAAGTGGGTATCTGATGATCGTTTCATTCAGTTGGAGGCTGCATAATTGCCTAAACTTCCACGCTATGTACAAGAACGAGAATCACCCTCTGGGGTGATCTCATACCGCTTCAACCCACCTCAGATGTTAGTCGATGAGGGTCTGGTTAAACGTGAGGAGTATGGGAGTGACCTAAAGCAGGTGCGTCAGATTGTCCGTAAGCATAACAAGGCTATTGATGCGTGGCGTGAAGAACAACTTAAGGTTGGGCATATCAAGTCGAGCAGCAAGGTCACAGATCTTATTAACTTTTACTATAGGTCTAATGATTTCAATATGTTACGTGATACAACTAAGGTGGACTACAGGTACTTTCTTACCATACTGCACCAGACAATGGGTGGTCGTAAGTTTGAACACGTTACCGCTAAGGTTGCAAAGAGGGCATATGAAGAATGGGTCAAACGTGGTGTAAGTTTTGCTAATCATGCGGCAACCTGTGCAAGTAGGGTGTACAACTATGCGATACAGATGGAGCATACCACATATAATCCTTGGGCTAACATCAAGCGTAAGTCTCCACCTCAACGAAAGGTGGTATGGACACACGACAATGTGGTTAGATTTCTTGAGGTTGCTTACAGTGACTTTGAGTACAGGAGTGTGGGTCTGATTGTTCAGATGGCATACGAGTGGTGTCAGCGACTAGGTGACATGCGTATGTTACAATGGCATAGCCTAGATCTTGAAGGTAAGAGGCTTAACCTTGAGCAGAGCAAGCGTAGATCTGACGTGTCACTACCAGTATCAGATGATCTGTGTGAGATGTTGAAGGAGCAACGGGCTATGTATCAGACGCTTACTCATTTCGTAGTACCTCATCCTAGACCTATGGGTAGGGTGTACAAACCATATGCTATGGAACGACTATCCAAAGTGGGTAGAAGGGTCATGCGGTTAGCTGAACTACCAGAAGAGCTACGTCTTATGGACTTGCGTAGGACTGGTGTAACACAGATGGTTGAGGCAGGTGTATCATTGCCCCAAGTCATGGCGGTGACAGGACACAATCATGTGTCTTCTGTGAAACCATATGTGAAACATACTTACGTCAGTGCAAATAATGCATTGACACAACGAAACGAATCACTTATATAATCGAACTAAGTGAGCAACACAGAAAGATTATACAATGAATATTAACAGTATACTGAATGATATATCACTATCTAATGGTGAAACTAAACGTATGACATGTCCTAAATGTAATGGGCGTAATACGTTTACAATCACTAACAATATGGGATCAATTATTTGGAACTGTTACAAGGCTGGGTGTGGTACGTCAGGTGGTACACGTACTCAGCTATCTGCTGATGACATACGTAAGAGCTTAGGTTCTGTTGCAGAAGAGACACACGCTGTATCTTTTTCCAAGCCAGACTATTTGGTGCGGGATCACTTAAAGATACGTGACTTCTGTGACAAGTGGGATCTTGACCCCAAGGTATTGGGTCTTATGTATGATGTAAAAGAACATCGTGTAGTGTTCCCTGTTATACACGATGGAGTAATGGTCGATGCTACAGGCAGATCGTTGGGCATCCGTATTCCTAAGTGGAAACGCTATGGAAAAAACAGATTGCCCTACGCTCATGGATGTGGTAAAACGGCTGTAGTGGTTGAGGACTGCGTAAGTGCAGCGGCTATTGGTAGTGATGTATTTGTCGGGGTGGCAGTGTTGGGTACATCATTAACTGACGCACACAAGACGTACTTGTCGCAGTTCTCAACTATTATTATTGCGCTTGACCCTGACGCATTACCTAAGACACTGCAATTCGCAAGAGAGTTACGTGGCTACGTATCCACGATAAAAGTTTTACGTATCAATGACGATCTAAAGTATCGTGACCCCACAGACATACTAAGTCTGACAACACTAGGAGATAATGTATAATGGAACTATCACTCATCCGCAGTCTTATGGACAAGGAATTTTACGACGAGCATCGAGGTGCACGTTGTCCTGATCGCTTGTTCAGTAAAGACGTTCAGAAGATCAAGCAGTCTATCGACAAGGCTATGTCAACCTACGAGCGTAGCGTCACTCCTGCTGAAATCGAAGCCTTGTTCATGGCTAACAACCCTACACTTACTACAGCACAGAAACAGGCGTACTCTGCCTTGTTCTACAAGGTAGCCAAAGAAGTACCTATGGGCAGTGACATAGCACAAGAGGTGCTATCTAAGTTATTTCAACAGGTAATTGGTGAGGACATTGCCAATCTTGGCTTTGATTATGTCAACGGTAGCAAGTCTACGTTGGAGCCATTACGCCTTATGCTTGAGCAGTACGGCGATGACTTCACGCCTAACCTCAAGGTGGAGTGGGAAGACATTGACCTTGACACTATCCTTGCACTCAATGACCTTGAGACACGTTGGACGTTCAACATCCCAACCCTTACACGTAAGGTTGAGGGCATCAATGCTGGTCACTTGGTAGAGGTAGGGGCGCGCCCTAACACAGGTAAGACATCCTTCCATGCCTCACTTGTAGCTGGGCCTAATGGCTTCTGTGCACAGGGCGCACGTGTCGTTATCATGTGTAATGAAGAAGGCTATCATCGTGTAGTACACCGCTACATTACAGCATGTACTGGCATGGACAAGTATGAGGTAGCTAAGAACAGAGACAAGGCTCTAGCTATGTTCAACAAGATACGTCCACAGTTGATGTTCAAGGATGCAACAGGACGTGACATGAACTGGGTCGAGTCTGTGTGCAAGTCATACAAGCCTGACATAGTTATACTAGACATGGGTGACAAGTTTGCTCGCACTGCTGGCTTCTCACGTCCTGACGAAGCACTCAAAGCTAACGCTATTCATGCAAGGCAGATTGCCAAGCAGCAAGAGTGTGCCATGTTCTACATGTCTCAGCTATCTGCTGATGCAGAGGGTAAGGTTGTACTCAACCAAGCTATGATGGAAGGCTCACGTACAGGTAAGGCAGCGGAAGCTGACCTCATGCTGATGATCTCTAAGAACCCTACAGTTGAAGGGCAAGAGGAAGAAGATAACCAACGCCACATCAATGTGGTAAAGAACAAATTGTCAGGGTGGCATGGTATTGTGCACACTGATTTGGAATACAAGATAGGAAGGTACGTAGCATGAACAACTATTTGTATACAAGCATTGGGCTTGTGGTATTTTACATTGGCCTCAAGATGTTTAGCGGCGGTATGAAAAGCATGGGTAACATAGATCACTTGCAGTGGTTCTTGGGCAATCCTATCTACATGTTCTTTGGGGCAATCGTTATGACACTGGCATGGCAGAGTAGTAGTCTTAGCACTACAGCTATCATCGCCTTGGTTGCATCAGGTGTGCTACCCTTACCTTCTGCTGTGGCTGCTGTGCTTGGGGCTAACATAGGTACTACAGGTACGATCTGGTTGGCTGGTCTGTTAGTGTCTGACGGTATGCCAAGAGGAGACACCTTGCGTATTGCACTGATACACACTGGTGTTAATCTTTTGATGGCACTAAGTCTATTGCCATTCGTAAACCACATAGCTAAGTTTGTGGGGAGAGTAGGATGATAGGAGAAGCATTGACAGCACTTATGATACTGTTATTTCTTATCTGCGGTATAGTATATATAATAATTAGCGAGGTAAATAAATGATACAAACATTTTACATAGACCACATGGGTACAGACTTATCTGTGGCTAATGCGGCAAGAGTAAGTTTTGGTAAGCGTAGCGAGATGGATACGAGTGACGTATGGGGGCCACCTAAGTTGAAAGACAAGGATGCCAAGCTCAT